TGCAGATGTGCAATGCAATCGCTCAAGACCTCTGCCCCCGCAGCCTCGGCAAGTGTTTGGAGGGGGTCATCGTCAGTTTTTCGGTAGCCAATCCCGTCGCTCATCACTCTCCCCCTTCGGTTGCCTCTAAGTGTTTCAAAACCTCTGCCCTCAAGCCGTTGGATCCCACGCCACTGGAGGTGGCTAGATACTTCAAGGTCTTGCCAAGCAGCCTGTCAGCTATCCGCAGCGCCTCGGCTTGAGCAATCATCTCCAGCGCCATCGCGTCACGGCCATAGAAACAGTTGGAGCAAGCACAGTTGTCGCGCGGCTCAGGAAACTCGTAATCGTAATCCGTTTTATCTGGATGGTCAGGGTTGCGCTCGTCGTAGTAGCACAGCTTTTCGAGCGGGTTAATCATACTGCCACCCCCATGTCCCTGAACGGATAACGCTTTTGATAATAAAAATCCTTCATCTCCACTGTTTTCCATATTTGTGGCAATGCAAAGTACCTCTGGGTTGCAATCAGGTTTTTTTCTGTCCAGTCGTGACGGCACGGCAGATCGCCACCGAGCCAATCAAGCGGTCGCAATCGTTGTGGCCGCGGTTCAGCCCCCAAACGGATAACTTCCCGGCATCTGCTTATACTGTCGGCAACCGATTCATTCCCGATAAGTGTATACACCTGGATGCGTCTGCCCGACACCCCGCTGGACAACAGAAGATCAAGCATTGTAAGCGCCTGCTCCCTTTCGGTCAGATCGTCATACCCGAAACGCCAGTACATAAGCGGAAAGGTTGACCACCGGGCCAACGTCTCTTCGCTGAATGAATGCGGCTCAAAACCACTGTTGGCATCTACCTTGCCGCTGAAATTACGGTATGCGTCAATTATGTGATCTTGATATTCGCTAGGCAGCGCCGACAGATTGTTATCCAACAGCATCTTGGTGGGGCGCGCATCCGGGTAAAACGTGAAGGTGCTGCCCTCTATCTTCGGCACGGGACAAAACCCACACGCAGGGGTGTACGCCGGACAGCCACGGGAAAAGTAATTCATGCATGAATCATGCTCTGCCTTTTCAAATCTGTGATCTATCCCGGTGGTGGGTGCGATACCGGTGGCATCCTCAACATACCTACAATTCTTGCTGCTGAAGCTCACGGCAGGGCCACCGATCCACACCTCGCCTTTTGCCTTGATGGAATTAACCATCTTCACCAGGGCTGGCAACTTCCACGAAAAAACGGCAGAGAAGCAGGTTAGGTCGAAATCGTGGAACATCGGAGACACTTCAACAGACTCGGCAACGTCCCACCCGGTTGACCGTAGCCATGTCGCCAGCTTGTTCGCCCCAAGACTTTCGTTTTTAGAACCAACAGTCACAACGTTAGCCCGCACTCGATCCACCGTCGTAATACCCCTCGAGCGCCATCACCTCAACGTCAGGGTCTGACTTCATCCGGCGTACCAAGTCCAAGTCCAAAATCGGGGTGCGCGACAACACATGGCTGACCGACAAGATGTCCACCCGGTCGGTGCCAGGGTCTACCGTGTACTCCAACAACACGTCCGTATCCGTCTCGCCGTCGTGGTGCGCCATCTCAAATGTCTTTATCTCACTGACCATCGATCATTCTCCCGTATAAAATTTCCAGCGCGCGCGTAGCCTGGGCAGGGACAACCCCATTGCCCAGCAACCTCAACCTGTCCACTCTATTGGCAATTGGGTCCACCCCAATTCGACCCCCATCAGGGACTCCACCCAATTTGGGTTTAATTTGCCCCCCAGGGCAACCTTGTGTGCCGCTGCGTCCTTCAGCTTCGCTCCGAATTTCTCCCCCGACTTCCGGGTCACCTTGAACCCCGTTTCCGTCATCTCGCACTCCGTGGGACCCGTCCCCGACCCGTCCTGCGCGCGTGGAGTCGGCCAGGTCGTGGCCCGAACCGCCGCTTGCAGGTCCGACCCGCCCGACTCCGTCCGGCCCAGTTCCTGCTTCCGCTTCGCTGACTCCGCTCCGCCCGTGATCGTCCGGGGTGTCGGCCACGACCCTTGGCTCTTCCCAGTCGTACTGGGGCTGTCCGGGTCTGCTGGGCCAGCGTTGTAAACAGCGCGCGGCAACTGATCGATCCTGCCAGTCGGGTTGCCGTCCCTCTCGGTTGACATCCCCGGAGTGTCCTTCCAATCCCGTGCTGCTGCTGTGGGCCATAGTTTCACCGCGCCCCCCAGCAGAAGCTCGCTCTTCCGCTTGCCGCCCCGGCTCGTCTGTCCGCCCGCCATCCCCGACGGTGTGGGCCAGGATGAAAATCCGCTTGCGTCGGTGCGGGGCGCCGACTTCCGCCGCGCTATGCAATCCTGCCTCAACGCTGTAACCCATTTCGCCCAGGTCGTTGATAACGTCTTTAAGCCCAAGGGTAACGTGTCCTTCGACGTTCTCGAAGAAACAGAATCGTGGCCGAATAGATCTAATTGCCCGGGCAATACTGGGCCAGAGGTGTCGGGGGTCATCTGCTCCAAGACGCTTTCCCGCTGCGCTGAAAGGCTGGCAGGGATACCCGCCGAGCAAGAAATCCACTCGTCCAGAAAACGCTTTTCCTGGGAAGGTATGCACGTCCGTGTGAACAGGTGCCGGACCCAATTTTCCCGCTTCCATCTTCGCAACCAAGTTGGCGATGGCGAAGGCTTCGATCTCCACATAAGCGAGGACGCGACAAGATCCAAAAACTCGCTTGATGGCTTGCTCGAGTCCACCATAACCGGTGCAAAACGATATGATCGTGGGTCTTTTGTCGGCAAGTTGTTCGGGATTATCCACATTTTGATTCCTTTATCATGTCACGGGTCATCTCCGCAATTTCAACCGCCCGCTCCGCTGATGCCAATGCATTTATCGGGCTACTGAGTCGGCGTAACAATTCGTCCACCTGTGATTGCAGGCGCTTATTCTCGCCAACGAGGTAATCAAGGTAGCCGGGCCTGACCGAATCCCTCTCGGCGGATTGAATTTTGGCGCGCATCAGCGGTAGCCCTACCGGGCAGTGGCAGATGTATTTTCGACCGTTAGCCATCTTGTATCCCGTTTCGTTGCAATCACGGCAATACCCTGGGCCACCACCCGCGGAATCCCCATTACAGGCAGAGCAAGTCCATCCCTCGCGACCGGATGCCTCTGGGTTCGGGTATTCAAACAATATCGGGCCACAGGTGGCGCAGTCCATCGGCTCCATTTGGTAGGGATATGCCTGATGGCACTTGCCACATTTCCAGCCACGGCTTGTGCGCTTCGCTAGGTGGTGATCCATGCAGGACCCACAGAACCCCATGCACTCCATAATTGCCCAACTTCCGTTCGTTGCCATGCCAATCCCCATAAAAAAACCTGACCACGGGATATCCGCGATCAGGTTAGGGTACTGAAACAGGGGGGTGGTGTCAATCAGTGCTTGACGTTTACTCGGATGGCACCTGCCGGGCAGCAATCGCCTTGCGCAGGATCGAAACGATGTATTTCGTCCGGTCACCAGCGCCAAATCCGTCCTGAGCCATCATCTTTTCGATTTCCGTAATCACATCCGCCGGAATCCGCATAGCGGTTTTCACTGTGGTGGTAGCCATATTTACTGCACCTCTCGAAACAAAGTGTTCACATCCAACCGACCCATATCCGAATCATCACCACGCAGTGCGCGCGATTCACGCTCGGACACCTTGCCATTTTGTGCGATACGGCTATCCCAGTTGGCGCAGGACTCATTTGCGCCATTGATAGCCAGAACCGCCGTCACACCCAACACAATCGTGTTGCCATCATCGAGGTTGGCAACCATCCCGGCCTTACGGCTCTTGATGATATCACGCCCCTGGGCGGCAGTCTCGCAGTCCACAATGAAGAACTTGCCCTTACCGTCAAGCGCCATGCGCCTGAACACTTGGATCGTGGCTGCACTGCATACAGCGGTTGCAAGCCCCTGCATTTTGGGTTTGCGGCAACCTTTTGGTAGCCAGAAAAGTACCGTTTTCATAGGGTTTTCTCCACATAAACGCCCGGCAGATTTCCGGGGTCACGCTCGATTACAAACTGATTTTCGTACTGGGTGATGCGCAAGCATGAATAACCCTTATTCAGGTCATGCTTTTCGGCATAGTCCCGAGCTTCAAAAAAGTCATCAAAGCGCAGAAAATTGCGGTATTCCGACTTGTGGATCAAGGTGGTTTCACTGTCACATTCGGGGCACCATGACTGCGCATCGACCGTTTCCGCACCCACTTCCAACGTGTTGGTGTTGACCCAATGTGCGTGTTGGCAGTCTTCAGCGCCACAACGGTGGCATACCAGCAATTCCTCGCCGGTAACACCAGTTTCGATGTTGCGCTTCTGATCGATATTTTCCTGACGAGCCTTTTTGACCCGCCTGATCAGGTCGTTGGCCTCGTCAAACGTCATGGCGTAATGATCCGCCCACGCTTGCAATGTCAGGAAGTTATTCACCCAATCGAGGTATTTTTCCTCGTCGGTGGTGTCAAGGTCACCCGCTCCGATGACCACCTTTTCCCGCTCGTAAAAATCAAAAAGCATGATTTCCAGGGGCAACAGACTGTCATCGTAAAACATGTCACCCAGCAATTCGACTGAGTAGGTGGTGCCATAAATGTTCTTCCCGCAATCGATGAACAGGTTGCCGTCATCGTATGCATATTGATAACCCTGCTCTTCCATCGAATCACGGAAGTCGTTAAACCGTGACCCCCGCTTGGCATCAAATGTGAGGTGGCGGCGGATTATCTCGTCACCGTCAAGCTGACCCGTAGGTATGCAGATCGGGTAATTCCCGCCCTCAATCACGACCCAGTTGCCGGGCATAGCCACGCCAGCATCTGGATCATTACAGTCAGCGCACAACCGGTCATCACCGACATGAAACCCGTCACCATTTTCGACGTGTTTGCCGCACTTGTCACACTGTTCAGCAACTTCCTGATTGGCGAACGCCATGTCTTTGCTGGCTTGCCAATCTTCCAATTCCATCACGGTGTCGAACACCACCCACTCGCCCGAGTCAGGGTCAACCACACCCATCCCCGTGCGGGTCGCGACCACTGCGTCAGCAGGGTATTCGGCCCTGGGTGACTCCGGGAGCACCTTGTCGTTTTGTAGTAAAACGAACCTCCCAAATACTACGTTGTTACAATTTCGTGACATCGTTTTTTCTCCTCTAGTACTATGGGGTGAATGCTGTAGTACTATCGCTTGTCCTACTTGGTACGGTCAATGTACACCAGTGGGTGGCAGTGTCAACACGATTTCATTTTGGTAACACAAAAGTTACACAAAGTTACACATCTTTTTTTTTGAGAAGTGCCGAATTCGGGCTCTATGGGCCAAAACTACACAGTTACACAAAGTTACACATCTTTTCTAGATAGAGGTACAAAAATAGGGTAGTACTATGATTATAGTACTAGTGTATTTCTATAGCGCAGTGGGAAAAGATACGTAACTTTGTGTAACTGCGTAGAATCAGCTCAAAACGCTCAGGATCGGCTTAAATGGGGGTCAAAAGATGTGTAACTATTGCGTAACTTTTGTGTAACCACTTGCCAGTGGGTCTACAGTGTCGGACGCTACCGGGTGCATCGTTATTTTGACGTGGAAATCGAATACTGAGGTGTGCAACGTGATCATATTACCCCGTGCCCGTTGACGTTTCGACCACATGTACGCAGCCTGCTTTATCTGGTGTGCTCGGGTTTTTGTCGGGGCCGGCAGAGATATCATCCCGCCCGGTCGCAACTTGCTGAAATTGTATTTATCCGTTGGCATCTCTGAATTGTAACTTAGTACTATGCCCGATGTGGTGTATTATTTTGACATGAATACAATCTCAGTCCGTCAAAAGGAATTTGCTCGGCATATTGTCGCAGGTAAATCCGCCACCCAGGCAGCCAAAGACTCCGGCTATTCCCATAAACAGGCCAGAACCACTGGGCCAGCTCTGCTCAGGAATGATCTGGTAAAAGACGAAATCCAAAATCTCATGAAAGGCCAATTAAATCGGTTGGAAGTTAAAGCTGAGGATATTTTCCGAGAACTTTTGGCAACACTCACTTGTGACCCCGCCACCGCTTTTGATGATGACGGAAAATTGAAGTCAATTCAAGATATGCCGGAATCCACCCGGAGGGCGATAAAATCGATCAAGCTTTCGGATTCAGGGATAACGTCCATCGGGTTCTGGCCTAAGGACAGAATGATCGAATTGGCAATGAAACATTTAGGATTACTGCAACCGGATACCCAAATAAATATCAATGTAGGTCTGGCTGATAGGCTCAAATCTGCCCGGGCGCGCGTAGTGGATGGCACCGCTGAATCCGTCCCTGGGACAAAGGCCGACAATGCCACCGATGCCGATGGGTAGAACCCTACCTAGATTGATTTGGTGGACGTGTAGCGCAATCTGGGGGCTTGAATTCTGGCCGAATTCACCCAGGGGGCTTGAAACCCATAAAAAAAGCCCCCAACACCATATAGGCATTGGGGGCTTGATCGACGTGGTGGACGTTTAGCGGCGCTTTACGGACACCCTTAACCGCCATGATGGAATCGCGTAATCTAAAAACAAAATGATTTTGACCATGCGCTTGGTAACCGTCTGGATTTCAAACGTTTGCCCCGTCTGGATATCACGCGCGCGCCATGTTTTTACTTTTGGAATCATACGAGCACCACGAATCCGGTCGTATCCGCTTTTGCTTTTTTGCCTTTTGCCCTAAGACCGACAATAACGCCACGATCATCACGAAAGCGCAGATCCGACAAGTCACCGTCAATTACTGGCTTGCCCCAAAATTGACTTGGCAGCGGCGCACCCTTTTTAGTGTCGAAAACCACCGCAACCGATACGCCACGTTTTAGTGCCAACTTTGCAGCAGTATGGTTCAGCGGTGTTTCTTTGCGTGAGAACGTCAAATGATAGTTTTCGGGCAGCTTGTGATTTGCAAAGTCAAACGTGCGTTTTGGTACAGCGGTATAGTCATAGAATTGGACATCTGGAAACCTTTCCAGAATGCCCCAGTTCTCTATGGATAAATCAGACGTTCCGTTTAAACGGATACAAGGTGTTAAGCCGTTTTGCTTCGCACGTTTAACGTGCAACGTGATGGCCCTTTCAAGATTCAGCAGAAAATCCGCTCGATTATCGTGATACCAGTTGGTGCGCGCGATTCTCGCCAACTGGATAGCGTTCGTGATTTCACCCTTTTTGAAAATGCCACCACGTCCGGCGTGATTCAAGCAACCGAAAATACAAGCGGCGGTTGCAAACGGGCAAACGTTTTTACCGCTGAGTGTTGACGGTGCGAGATGCAGCACAGCAGTAAAATATCCGTCTGTTTCACCCTTTAATGTTTTTGGGTTACCGGTAGTTAGTAAATTTGCATGTGTTAATTTCATCAGATTATCCCTTTGCGTTCGACTGAAACTACGGCTTTGACGGTAAGTCCCCAACTAGTTGCAAGCTTTACCGCTTCTGTGATTGCTTGCCTTTTGTTCACTGCTGCGCCTTGAAATCTAAAAGGCATTGTTTCGCCTTTTAATACTTTGTTCGTTAGTGATTGAATTGCTTCAACCGCTAGCGTCACAAAATACACTCGGTCATCTTTCATTTTTGGATCCTTTTGTGTTGGTACTATCAATTGCTTTCAACCGTTTAACAATGATGCTGGTTTCAGTTTGAGCACCATTTGCCCCTGCTACGCCACGCCATGCCGCGCGTTTTTTATTCACGCCTTCCAGGGCAATGCGCCAATAGCGGGTGCCGACACCACCAAAAAACGAGATGGCGACCACCAACCGTTTGCGGTGGACACCACCTATGTGCGCGTACCCGTAAATTTCTGTTTCGGTTGCGTTAAGGTGAATCCCAGATACCACGCGCAAGCCGATATGCGCACCATCCACGTCCATGATCGATTCGCAATTGATCGTATCTGCGAACGGCACCCCTCCAATTGAGACTGTATCCGCCATGATGTTCACTCCCGTATTGCGGCGGCACGAAAGCACCACCTATTGCACCTAATTGTACCACGATGTCCGGCATTGTGCGCACAATACCACGCCACCAGTGCGCCCATATATATATGCCCCTGCACCCTGCACCCTTGCCGGTTGCAATCAATGCGGATACGTTTCCACCATGATCAACCCCAAGCCACTTGACATTGACGCGCAACTTTTGACCGACTTCGCCGGCATGGCCAGGGATCCATTGGCATTCGCGCTGTATGCGTTCCCCTGGGGGGAGGCGGGGGACCTGGAATCTTCGGGGGGTCCCCGGAGGTGGCAGAGAAAAATCCTACAGGAAATGACCGATTCACTGGCAAGCATTCCTAACCCCCCTAAAATGACCGACCCCCTCTCTCACAAAAAACAAAACCAAGCCGCTTTCAACCATTGCCTGCAACTCGCGACAGCATCCGGCCATGACATCGGGAAGTCAGCCCTGGTGAGCATGATTATCTGGTGGGGCATGTGTACGATGGAAGACACCCGCATTGTGGTGACGGCGAACACAGACACGCAGCTAAAGACGAAAACGTGGCCTGAGGTCGCGAAGTGGTATCGCCTTCTCATTTGCCGCCATTGGTTCCGTATGACGGCCACCAGCATATCGAGCATGGACCCGGACCATGAGCGCACATGGCGCGCTGACGCGATCCCGTGGAACGAGCAGAGGACTGAGTCATTTGCTGGTCTTCACAACGAGGGCAAGCGGATTTTGGTGATATTCGATGAGGCATCAGCCATTCACGATGCGATCTGGGAAGTGACCGAGGGAGCGTTGACGGATAGTAATACTGAGATGTTCTGGTTGTGCTTTGGTAACCCGACGAGAAATACGGGCAGGTTTCGAGATTGCTTCACCAGGTTGAAGCACAGGTGGGTTACGCACCAGATTGACTCATTGACGGTTGAGGACATCAACCACACACGGTTTGAGCAGATGGTCGAGGATTATGGTGAGGACAGTGACTTTGTGCGAGTGCGTGTGCGTGGGTTGTTCCCGAGAGCGGGCACGAACCAGTTTATCCCGAGTGACTCGGTTGAGAGTGCTATGGATCCTGACACGGAGTATACTTGCCAGGGTGGTGATGCGTATGTGTTGGGAGTGGATGTCGCGCGGTTCGGCGACGACGAGTCGGTGGTATTTGCAAGGCAGGGGCGAGATGCGAGAAACACGGGTATGTGGACTTACCGAGGACTGGATACAATGCAGCTTGCTGCCCAGGTTGCGCGGCTTGCTGGAGAAGCACCCTCCTACCCAGACGCTATCTTTGTTGATGAGGGTGGAGTCGGAGGGGGGGTTGTTGATCGCCTCAGACAGCTCGGCTACTCGGTCATCGGAGTCAACTTCGGCGCCCGAGCCGACATGCGCGGTCACAGTGACTTTGGTAACGAAGGAGAGCAGTATTCCAACAAACGAGCCGAGATCTGGGGCTCAATGCGTCAATGGCTGAAGCAGGGGGCAATGTTGCCGGATGACGCAGAATTGATGGCGCAGTTGATCGGTCCCGAGTATGGTTTGAATTTGAGGGGTGAGATCCAGCTTGAGCGCAAGGCAGACATGAAGAAGCGCGGGATAGCATCGCCTGACAGGGCTGACGCATTGGCATTGACGTTTGCGTACCCGGTGGCTGCTGAGGTGTTCGGTGATGGATACGGCAGAGCGATGGAATGTGAGCATGACTGGAATCCGATAGCTTGAAGGGAGCGAAGAATGACTGACCCATTTGCAATGATGATGCCAGCCCCACAGGTGCGCGTACCGAAGTCGTCGTACACCAAGAAGGGGCCAGGCGTGAAGCACGTACAGGGCGAGGGTCCCACATTGGCAAAGCGCATGAGGCGCCGGCGCGGGATCCCGACCAAGGTGGTGTACACGACGAGCAATAAGTTGCCGCGGATGGTGCGGTGCGGTGTGGTGTCCCTCAGTAGCTGGTTCAGGAAGAACAAGGCCCGGCTGAACGGCGGCACCAACGTGTTCCGCGCGCCCAGGCTGCCGCGCGGCCCGATCGTCAAGATCCCCGACGACTGCATCCGCATGCGTCAGGGGTTCAACCCGAGATGACTGACTCGCAGAAAATCATCCGCTTGCGCGAGATACTGTTCCACAACATGGGGCTTGACGATGATCAGGTGATGCTGCATGGGCATTCGCTGCCTGAGGGCGACAAGCCAGAGAAGATTGCGCTGGTGGGTCCCAAGCCGTTGATCGCCGAGATCCTGGTTCTGGTGCAGCCTGATGATCGTTGGCGCCCGAGGCGATTTGGGCCTAAGCTTGTGTGGCGGGAGTTGAACAGTGCCACTGATGCTATGCAGAAAACACCAGAGTGACACCTGTGGGTGCCCACGCCGGCCGTACCGCTGCGCGAGTTGCGGATCGGTGGACGTTCAGTTGTTGACGGTGATATTTGATGTGATGTCGTGTTTGATGTGCGACTACGTGAGTCCGATGACGATCAGCGAGGAAAGTTTGAATGAGTCCGAAGAAGAAACCTAGCTGGGCGCCAACGCGATCGAAGACTGTGTATCAGTTTGCTCAGGAAAAATTTGAAGCGTTTTATGAGGACGCTGAGTTGATGGGCGAATTTCACTTCGATGAGATCAAGGATACATTGCCAGCCGAGTCGCTGACGGTGAATGTGGAGATGTACAACCGCATTGAGGACGCTGGTTTAATGAGAACCTTTACAGTTCGTGAAAACCACGCGCTGATCGGTTACGCACTTTACATCGCAGCGCAAACACCGCGGTCGGGTGGCAAGCTATGCGCAACACAAGAGGTACTTTACATCGACCCTCAACATCGCATGGATGGACTCGCCTCGAGGTTCATCGGATGGTGCGATGGGAAACTTCGCGACGAAGGGGTGGTTTGGATTACTCAAATTGTTCCTGCGAGGAAAGGTTTCCAAAGATTGCTGGGTGCGTTAGGCTATGAACGCAAACACGATATCTATACGAGGGTATTCGAGGATGAGCAGTGATACAGGCAAGCTTGCCGCCGGTTTGGCCGGTTCGGCAATTGGCTTCGCGGGCGGTGGACTTGTAGGTGCAGCAGTTGGCGGAAAGATTGGTGAGTCACTTGGTGGCGCACTCTTCGGCAGTAGCAACCCAAGGTCCCGTAGCCCGGGCGCACCCCCCACTTTAGCCCAAGGCATAACTGAGCAAGAGCGGGTGTCCCGCGCCGAGCTCAGTCGCCGTCGTCGCATTCGTGCGGCACGAACATCGAACGGTAAAGCTGCCGTAGGTGGTGGCCGCGCATCAACGATCGTCACGAACCCCGCACTACGCGCGTCCTTTGGAACGCCGGGCGCGAACGTAGGTAAACAACTGCTGGGGATCTGATCTATGATCATGCAAAAAAACCTGTTGTCGCTTGGAGCACACGTCCCTGATGGTAGGGGAGAGTCAACGCGCCACGGCAACGAGAACGATGAGCTTGTTGCGCGCGCAGAACGTGTCCGGTCACAACTTGAGCGAGAACGTGACGAGTCCTGGGTAACACATTGGCGCGAGATCGCCGAGAACATTATCCCACGCAGGCAGCGGTTCTTGGTCACGGACAGAAACCGTGGCGACAAAGTCCATGACAAGATCATTAACTCCACGGCAACGTTCGCACTGCGCACATTGTCATCGGGGATGATGTCAGGGTTAACGTCACCGTCACGACCGTGGTTCAGGCTGACGCTTGGTGACCAGGCACTCGCGAACGAGCCAGAGGTGAGACTATGGCTTGAGCAGGTTGAAAGTATTCTGCGCGACATCTTCGCGAAGTCGAACATCTACAAAGTCCTGCCACAAATTTACTCTGACATGGGTGGGTACGGCACAGGCGCTGCGATGATCATCGAGGACGATGAAGATGTGGTCCGTGGATTTAACTGGCCGATCGGTTCGTACTCCCTGGGCATGAATTCTGAACGCAAGATTGACCGTGCGTCACGGACACTTGAGATGACTGCGCGACAAATTGTCCAGCAATGGGGAATTGATAACGTGAGTGATTCGGTTGCAACCGCTGCGAAGGCTGTCGGTGGTGCATCGGACGAGCAGCCTTTTGAGGTATGTCAGGTGCTGATGCCGAACGAAGACTTTCAAGAGGGCATGATGGGCCTGCCGGGTAAGAAATACGTGATGGTTCATTACGAGCGCGGTATGTCAAAGACTGCTGGTTCGATCACAAGTAATGACCCGAAGCATCGACTGGGTGTAGAGGGGTTCCACGAATTTCCTCTGTTGGCGCCACGATGGGAAGTGACCGGCAATGACGTGTACGGTTCAAGCCCTGCGATGGACATCCTTGGTGATGTCAAAGCAATGCAGCTTTACGAGAAGCGCAGTGCTCAGGCGATCGAGAAGCAGGTCAACCCGCCTATGCAGGGACCACCGTCACTGAAAAACAAATTCCCGAGCATTCTCCCGGGTAAATTCACGATCGTTGAAGGGTTTGGCGATCGCGGTGGATTGCGTCCCGCGCATGAAGTGTCGAACTTCAATGTGCAGTGGGTAGAAGAAAAGATTCGTCAACATGAGAATCGCATTAAACGCGCCCTCTTTGAGGACATGTTTTTGGCTATTCTCGCTCTTGATCGACGCGAGATCACCGCGCGTGAGGTTGATGAGCGCGTACAAGAGCGCCTACTTATGCTGGGTCCGGTGTTGACGAACCTTGATGACGAGCTGCTGGACATGATCATTGACCGGGTGTTCAACATTGCGAACAGGCGCGGGAAGATCCCTGAGCCACCTGAAGCGATTCAGGGCAAAGAGTTGAAAGTTGAGTACCTGTCGATCCTGGCCCAGGCGCAGAAGCGCGTGGACGTTGGGACGATTCAGGATCTTGCTGTGTTTGTCGCGCAAGCTGCCCAGTTGGATCAGGGCGCGTTGGACAAGTTTGATTTTGATGAGGCTGTTGACATCATCGCAGAGCGCCTTGGTGTGCCCGTGAGCGTGGTGCGTGACGATGAGGCTGTTGCTGCGCTGCGCGAGGAACGTGCTCAGTTGCAGGAGCAGGCGGCGCGTCAGCAGCAGGTTGCACAGTCGGCTGACGTGGCGAAGACCTTGAGCGAGACGCGCACGGATGAAGGCAACGCCTTGAATGAGTTGCTGGGTGCCGGTTCGGGGGCACTGCAATGAAACAGGAAACGCTAAACCTTGCTGTGACCGCTGGAACGATCGTGAAGGCTGACTCTGCGAAGGTGGACTTTTTGGAGTTCCAAGCTGACGGGTACGAGGCCGATGCCGGTCTGTACGGTACGCTTGCCTTTCTGCCCAACGGCACAGAGATGGGCGTGTTTAAAACGTCCGATGACTCTGCTGTTGGCGAGACTGACATCATCAACGCGAACGTCCACATGTGGCACTTGGGTCACCGATGGTTCGAGGCTGGTGAGGGTGAGTACTTTGGATTCAAAATCAACGACGACCTGAGCGGGTTGTCGGAACACACTGCTACAATCTTTTGGAAGGAATGACATGGCACAAACACAACTGGTTAAATACCTTAGCGCGAATGGCGATGGAACTGGCAACGATGGCCTCAAGTCCGATGGGTCTGGGCCAGCGGGTTTGCTGCGCTACCTGGCCGTGCCGAGTTGGGCCAACTTTGTGAAGGTTCACTCGATTCGGATCTACGGCGAAGACACTGTGGTCACTGATGCCGATGCATCATTCTTGAATCTTGCACCCGCAGCAGCACTGGCAAATGGTATTATCGTTGGTATTTTTCAGGAGGCCACCGCCGGTGCCCAACTCGTATCTGACACTCTCGTCCTTGATCTTGCAGGCGAAGGCGTGGGCGCGATCACCAACAACAGCGACTTCATGATCGCCGGTTGGGATTACAACGAGATCACGTTCACCGCTGGTGATTCGGCTCTCTACGTCGATCGTGTGTTTGCTGATCCGCTGGTATTCACCACCGGCAAGTACCTGGGCGTTTGGATACGCGACGATCTCTCGGCATTCACCGAGGCCAAGGCTTCTATTGTGGCGACGGTGGGCTAACAGTGATCCCCGGTCAGCGTTTCTTCCAGAAACTGGACACCAACTTTGATGGCACCGGCACGACGGAATTTGCCACCGATTTGTCAGGTGCTGGGTTTGCCATTCCGGGAATTCGCGATGCAAACCGAGTGTTCTACGTTCACCAGTTCCTGCTGTACATTCAGGACTCGGGCGTCGGCGGGTGGCAGTCGAGCAAATTTTCTTCAAGCGTCAGCGGCGTGAGCCGGTGGGTGCAGTTCTCGATCGCCAACTATAACACTGGGGTCATCTCAATAAATCCCCATGCAGACACTAAACCCAAACGCCAGCGCGAGTACATTGCAGGGGCGGGTACGGTTCGCAATTTCCATGAGTTCTCAGGGACGGCGACCGATGCCAGCTTGATTTTCAGATACGGCACCCCTGACGGGATACCATACAAAGTCACTCCTGGGGTTCATCGACTCCAAGCCTTCTTGAATAACGATTTCACTACGCTCGATCACCTCCATGTCTCAGCGGAAATCTCATATGAGTAACGCGCGCACCGACAGTGAAGAAGTGGCAGACATTGACGACGAACGTAATCGCGTTGCCGCTGAACAAGAAAAAACTGACCTCACATGGATCATGGAGCATGAGCAGGGGCGCCGGTTTATCTGGAGTCGATTGGAAAAACTTCGCCTGTTCGAGATAAGTTTTTCTGGCAACAACTCTGAAATGATTTTCAAAGAAGGCATCCGTCAGGCCGGACTTCAATTGCATATGGATCTACAGGAAGCCGCCCCGGATGAACTCCTGAAGATGATGCTTGAAGCGCGCGAGGAAGAGCTTCGTCTAGCTAACCTTGACGACAAGTAATCCGGCTGTCTAGGATCCATTGACGCTATTTTCAATTAAAACATTTGTACGCACAAACAGCGTGTGCAACATTGACTCTAGGTGAGATAAGGGAACGTTATGGCCGATGAACCAGAAACAATTGTGACAGAAGAAACCCCTGCGGAGTTAACTCCCGCCGAGGCAATCACTGCCCCTGTTGTCGAGGATCCTGACGCTGTTACCGAACCCGCCTCCCCTGAGGCGAAGACTGAAGAAAAACCCGAAGGCAACTCACAAACGCCGGAAACGTATGAACTCAGCCTACCCGAAAACGCACTTATCCCTGATACACGCCTTGCGGCTGTTGAAGAGTATGCGCGTGGTGCTGGCCTCTCGAATGAGAATGCCCAGTCACTTGTTGACATGTCCAACCAAGTCGCGATTGAAACAACCGAGGCACTTAAAGCTGACCTTGCGCGTGAATCGAACGAATGGGCTGCACAGGTCAAATCGGACCCAGACATGGGTGGCACGAATTTCGACGCAACGGTGGTTAACGCTCAAAAGGCACTGGCCCGCTTCGGCAGTCAGGAACTTAACGATGCTCTGAAATCAACCGGACTGGGTAACAACCCGTTCGTAGTGCGCTTCTTGTCTGGGATTGGCAAAGCATTAGGTGAAGGTGGAAACGTGGACGGAGATTCCGTAGCCACGGCGAAATCTGGACCTGATCTTTTTTATCCTGATATGTAAAAAACAAGGAGCCATTGATTATGGCAACCATTGGAAACAACAACCTGACACTGGCCGATCAAGCTAAACGCTTGGATCCGAATGGCCAGGTCGCATCGATTGCCGAGATGTTGGCAGAGGAATTTGGCGTCCTCAACGACATCCCCGTCATCGAAGGAAACTTGGAAACTGGACACCGGCACACTATTCGTACCGGTTTGCCGACTGTCGGCTATCGTCAGATCAATGACGGAATTGACCCCAGCAAATCGCGCACGGCTCAGATGGACGAGACTGCCGCTTTGCTGGAAGGTTTCTCCGAAGTTGATAAGGAATTGCTCCGCTTGGGCGGGAACGAAAAAGCAATTCGTTTCACTGAAGACACTGCATTCCTCGAAGCAATGCGTCAGCAGTTCGCTGATACCTTGTTCTACGGTGATGTGGCACTGACCCCGGGTAAGCACACTGGTTTGGCACCGCGCTACAATAGTTTGAGTGCGGCCAACGGTGAGAACATCCTGGACGCTGGTGGTACTGGTTCGGACAACATGTCCATTTGGCTGGTCAACTGGGCGCCGAATAAGATCTTCGGCTTTTTCCCCAAGGGCACGTCGGCTGGACTTGAGTTCCACGACCACGGCACTCAGATCAACACGTTGTCGAACGGCAAGAAGCTGGCTGTTATGAATAGCCAGTACATCTGGCGTTTTGGCCTGGCGGTCAAGGATTGGCAATATGGCGTTCGCATTGCGAACATCGACGTGTCGGACCTGACCAAAGATGCTTCGGCTGGTGCCGATCTGATCGACCTGATGGTCCAGGGTTTGGTTCAGATCAAGAGCCTCGAGGGCGGCAACCCCGTCTGGATGGTAAACCGCACTGCTGAGTCGTTTATTCGTCGTCAGGAAAAGAACGACAGCAATGTCCGTTTGACGATGGACGGTGCTGCCGGTCGCCCAACACTTTCGTTTGGCGAAGTTCCTGTGCGTCGGGTTGATGCGCTGACTCTCACAGAAGCCCAGATCACCTAAGTTAGGTGACCTGACAAGGAGAAATTGAAACATGGCTTACCGTGATATTGAAACGAACATGTCGGACGCACAAGCAGTCACAGTGACTGCTGACTCGACCAACATTATTGATTTCCAGGACGCAGCTCGGGACATGGGTCCCGGTGAACCGCTGTACCTGGTCGTTCAAGTCGGCGAAACCGACTTTGCGGGTGGAACCTCAATCGCTTTTGATTTCGAGACTGCTACGGATCTGGCGTTTACGTCACCCGTAGACAAGATCGTCATTGCTGCGATTGCGACTGCGAACCTGACTGCTGGTACAGAAGTCATCAAGGTTCGTTTGCCACACGGGCTCCTGCGCTTCGTGCGTATGGAATACACTGTCGTCGGTACTTTTACTGCTGGCGCGATCAACGCTTATATTTCCAAGGATGTTGATTCTTGGAAAGCGTTCCCCGACAACACTGACTGATGGCTGACACAAAGAAACCTGCCATCAAGCCTGCGGATGAGCCTGCTGCAAAGCCGGTTAAGCCAAAGGCAACGCCCCCGAAGAAAATTTCGGGGAAAGTCGTTGTTACTCGGCGCGGTGGACCGATTCGTCGGAAACCCGAGTCAAAGCGCATGGAGATTGTCGAAGCAGGCGAGATCATCGAGATCAGTGAGGGGCAATTCTCAAAGGTCTGGATGCGTGAGTGGAACGCAGACGACGAGGCTGCTGCTAAAGCTGCCGCGAAAAAGGCCAAGTCGGAAGACGGCTGAGTTAAATTGAGTACCACAGGGCCGAGCCGGGCTAACTCGGTTCGGCCCTTTTTTAATGCCGAAGGGAAGCTATGGCATCGTCCGAAGTCGAAATGTCAAACATGGCGCTTTCACACATTGGTGTGACCCGGCGCATCCAGTCGTTGACCGAGAAAAGTGTTGAGGCAAAAGAGTGCCAGCTTTGGTATCCCAAGTCACGCGACTACATACTTCATAAATTTAACTGGCCGTTTGCGCAGAAATACAAAACGTTGGGCAAGCTGGCGGATGACCCGAACAGTGATTGGGCGTTTGCTTACGAGTTCCCTTCGGACTGTGTGCGCGCGCGTAGAGTTCTGTCTGGTGTGGGGCGTGTGGAGCGCGACAGTGAGACTGTGCCCTTTACCCTGGCAAATGACTCCTCGAATTTAAAAGTGATCTTCACCGACAAGGAAGACGCAGTGTTGCAATATACGCGATTGGTCGAGGACCCCACGCAATTCTCAGCAGAATTCGTTGAGGCCGTCGCCTTTCGCATTGCAATGCAGATCGCAATGCCTTTGTCGGTATCCCAAGCAATCCGCAATGAAGTGGCGAATCTGTATCGTGAGGCGCTTGACGGCGCTGAAGAGTCAGAATCGAACGAGGTGAAGCAGGATGCTCAACCGGACTCTGAGTTCATAAGCGTCAGGCTGTAAATGCCCAGTTCTATCCAACGCTCATTTTCAGGGGGTGAAATAACCCCGGCTCTACACGGACGTGCCGACCAGGCGAAGTACCAGACCGGTCTGGCGAAGTGTATGAATTTCATCGTGCAGCGTGAGGGTGGCATCACGAACCGCCCGGGCACGGAGTTTATCACTGAGGTTAAGGACACCAGCTTGGGGGAAACCTCGCTGCGCAAGTTCGTGTTCAGCGATGCTGTGAAGTACCTGCTCGAGTTCGGCGACAGTTACATGCGGGTTATCAGTAACGGTGCTCAGGTGACTGAGGCCCAGTTTACGGTCACCGCGGTAACCCAGACCAACCCAGTTGAGATCACCACCTCTGCTGCGCACGGGTATGCAACCGGCGACCAGGTGCTGGTCAAAAGCGTTGTCGGCACCACGGAAATCAACGACTTCAAGTATTTCATTACATTTGTCAACGCGACAAAGTTTGAGCTTACCGGTATTGACGGCACGGGGCACACCTCATATGTGTCCGGCGGCACTGTTGAGCGGATCTTTGAGCTGGCGACCCCGTTTTTGCAGTCAGAAGTCACGTCCATGAAAATGGTGCAGTCGCTGGATGTGATGTACATCGTCCACGAAAACCACCGCCCACAGAAGTTGACGCATTCAGGCCCATCGTCATGGACGATCGGCGACATCACCTTCGATCCGTTGGGTGGGGCAAGACCTTCGGCGCTTGCTGCGTCGGGCTCTGCCGGGACAGTGGTTCAGAAATATCAGGTTACGGCTGTCGATAAGGATGACTTTGAAGAGTCGCTGGTCGGCGTTGAGGCTGTCGGATATGCCATGACCGCGGTCACACAGGCCAACCCGGGTACGGTTACCGCTGCGGGGCACAACTTCGCCGATGGTGACGTGGTGCTCATACGGAACGTCACAGGCATGAGAAAGATCAACGAGCGGGTGTTTGTGGTGACCAATGTCTCTGGTGGCGACTTTGACCTTCAGAACGAGGACACCACCGGCTACACAGCGTATTCGGCTGGAGGAACGGTGTACCGCTTGAGCGCGGAGACTACGGCCCTCCAGGCCGCACTGGCCGACCCGGTAACGGTGTCCTGGACAGCAGTCGCCAATGCGTCGGACTACAATATTTACAAGGAAGAGGGTGGAATCTACGGATTCATTGGAACCACCACTGACGTGACGTTCGATGACATTGGGGCAAGCCCTGACATATCGGCCAGTCCACCGTTCGGCACCAACCCGTTTTTGAACACCGGCAACTTTCCCAAGGTGGTTGGGTTGATGCAGCAGTCGCTTTGGTTTGCGAATACGGTCAACGAGCCTGAGTCGATCTGGAAGTCACGGACTGGGTTCTTTGAGAATTTCAGCCGGTTTTCGCCCAGTCAGTCTGACGACTCGTTCAAGTTCAATTTGAACAGTGAGGAATTTAACGAGGTGCGGTGGATCACTGAGATCGGTCGGCCTTTGATTTTTACCCAGGAATCCGTGTGGGCTCTGTTCGGCAATGAGACGGGCACGGTTACGCCCGGGCAAGTAAATGCTCGGCTGCAAGAGCGCACCGGGGCAACAGACCAGTTGCCGCCTTTAAAGGTGCAGGGCACTGGCGTGTACATGCAGTCCCGCAATAAGATTGTCCGTGACCTTCGGTCTACTGGTGACGCCGGCCAGTTCCGTGGTCGCGACCTGACGCTGTTTGCTTCGCACTTCTTTAAGGCGCCGGGGTTCCTGGTTGATTCGTGGGATTATCAGGAAAACCCACATTCTGTGATCTGGTGCGCGCAGCAGAACGGTGTGGTGCTCGGGTTGACATATGTGCCTGAGCATGAGGTGTGGGGTTGGCATCAGCATTTGTTCACGCCAAACGGTCGTGTGATCGATTTCGTTGTGGTGCCTGAGGGCAACGACGATGTGCTGTATGTATTGATCAACCGCGGGAATGCCAGATTGATTGAGCGCATGACCTCGAGGCAGGTCCTCGATATCAAGACTGACGCCAAATTCTGTGACAGCAACCTGAGTTACGATGGGGCAAGTCTGACGCTGGCCGGCGTGGACGGGTCGGCGACAATGGCTCTGACCGGGGCACCGTTTACCCATCCCACCTCGTTGACGCTTACGGCATCTGATGCCACGTTCAAAAGCACGGACGTGGGCAATGCTGTCATCTTGGACGAGAATGGGAATAGCCGGGTGGTGTTGACCATCACTGGGTTCACCAGCGACACGGTGGTTACGGTGGAACCGAATAAGGATGTGCCTACGGCGCACCAGTCGGGGAGCACCAAGCAGTGGTGCCTGGCTGTCAAGTCGGTCAAGGGGCTTGATCACCTTGAGGGTGAAGACGCATGCATCCTGGCTGATGGACAGGTGCAGGTCCCTATCACGGTCGTCAACGGTCAGATCACGCTGGACAACCCGTTCTGTCACATCCATGTAGGACTGCCATATGTCAGCGACATGTTCACTTTGGATCTCGAACAGATTCAGGGGGAGACGCTGATGGACAAAAAGGCCCGGATAAACAAGGCCACCCTACTGTTCGAGGAGTCGCGCGGTGGCGAGGCCGGTCCTTCGTTTACTGATATGCATGAGATCAAACAGCGCGACAATGAAGACTATGACGACCCGGTAGATGAAAAGACTGGTCGTGGAGAAGTGCTTATAAATGCAACGTGGAGAGACGAGAAGCGCGTGGCTGTACGCCAGAGCGACCCCCTCCCGATGACTATACTTTCGATTGTGCCCTCTGGGCTGGTGGGAGAGTGACATGGGATTGACCGGCGGGCAGGCGGCGGCAGTCGGATTATCCTTGGCTGGCGGTGCGCTTCAAGCTGGCGCCCAGGATCAAGCCTCGCGCATTGCGCAGGAGCAGAACAAGCAAAACCAAAAGCTGAACCGGCTTGAGTTTGAGAACACGATCCAGCGCGGTGAGGAAGATGCTGCGCAGGTTGTTGTGGCCGAGCGACAGGTGCGTGGTCAGCAACTGGTGTCGGCAGCGGGGCAAGGGGTGGATGTTGCATCTCAGGTGGTGCAGGACTTCCAGGTTGATGCTAAAGTTGCGCGTATCGAGGCTGAACGCACGTTGCGGCACAATGCCAGGCTGGCGGCTTTTGGCCTCAAAACAGAAATGAGTGGCCTTAAACTTGAGCAGGAATCGCTTCAGGCCAGTCGCAATTCTGCTCTTGCTGGGACAATACTGGGCACAGGCGCCCAGGTAGCCAACGTGTTCATAGGAAAATAGTATGGCAAAAATTCCAACCTTCCGTCCTCAGGTTCAGACTGGCGCTTTAAACGCCGGCCGTCTTCGTGGTGGTCCGTCAGCAGATGACTTGGGTGCCGGTGTCGGTCGTCAGATCGCCAGCTTGGGTGAGGGCTTTGCAAAGATTGCTGCAAAAGAGCAGGCGAAGTCCGACCACAGCACTGGCCTGAAAGCGCAAAATGATTACGAGGATGCTGTCGATGTCATGAATGCTGAGATCGCCAACATTCCTGACGGCACGGACAACGCGCGCTACAACGAGCTTGAGGCCGAGCACCGTGAGAATTTTGAAACTGAGCGGATGCGCATCAGGGATCAGTTGCCTGAGCGTATGCGTGACGGGTTCACCGAGGGGTTTGAGCGTCCACGGACGCGCGAGGTTGATCGCGATGTGATGGATCGATCGGAAAAGCGCAATGAGACGTTTACCACCCAGCAGTTCCAGATTTCACAGAAGCGCCTGACCGACCGCTTGCTCAGGAACCCCAGTCCGTCCACCTTCGACAGCGTCCTGTCGGCCCGGGTGCGGGGGGTGGCTCAGTTCGCCACAGCAAAAGAGATGACGGTCGAAGCTGCGAACACGCTGTATGACGAGGCGCGCGTGAATGACATTCTGACAGCGGTGGACACCCAGCTTAAAATTGGGCGCACCGACTGGGCCGAGCAGACACTGACCGAAGAGATGCGCGACCTGTTGCCGGAAGACAAGCTGGTGCTTCTGGATCAGCGGATCAAGGACAGTAAATTTAATGCTCAGGTGGTGACGCTGACCTCTGAGCTGGCGTCTGCGCTTGGGCCTATGGATTCCACGTTGGATGTGGCTGGTGCTCGGTCGTTGGGTGAAGAGACAATTCTTGATCTGGC